CCCAAGGCAAGACCTCGATCAAGGCTGCGGCTTCCGGCGCCTTCGGAATTACCGGTGCCAGCGCTGGCGAAGTGCGCGATCCTACCAATGATGCCAGCGGGTCCATTGACCTTGGCGGAAGCGCAGCGGGCAAGGTCGCGATTACCGGCGTTGTTGGCGGATCGGTCGTCCTGGCTGGATCGTCTGCATCGTCCGTCTTGGTGACAGGCGGAGTTGCCGGAACGATAAATTTGATCGGCGGCGCGACCGCAAGGCTCATCGCCAACGACATTACGCCGGATGCCAGGACAATGGGTTCTCCGGCAGGGCAACGCCAGATCGCTTCTTTGAACCAGAGGACGATCTTGGGGCAGGAAAGAATGGCGGCGATCTCTGCGGGTCAGCCTCGCCGCATACTCTCGGCCACGGCCGCAAGGCGCCAGCTGGGCTAAGGAGGAACCATTGGAGATCTACCGCGAAACGCTCGATCCGAGCGAAACGAAGGACTATGCGTGGGATTGGTCAAGCGCCCTTGCTGATGGAGAAACCGTCGCTTCGCAGGTGGTGGCGTTCATCAATTCGGCAGGCACGACAAATCCGCTTAACTCGCTCGCGTCTCCGATTTCGAAGGTTTGGCTATCTGGCGGGACGCACGGACAGCGCGTGATCTACTCGATCGTCGCGACGACCAGCGCAGGACGAACTCTCGACGCAGGCTTGGCTGTGGACGTAGTCGACAACGCCTATGTTCCTGCCGACCTTACCGAAGCGGAACGAATTTCGACTGAGATTACTTCCGCTTGCACGCTGCGCGCCAAAATCGTTTCTGGCGAGGCCGTCATCGAACTGTGGCGAGATGGCCGGCGGGTGCGGAAGCAGTTGCCGACTCTCGCTGAATTGAATGCCCACATCACGCGCCTTGAGCGCGATCTCGCCCAGGCAAACGCGGTCGCAGCAGGTGGCTCGCGCCGCCGCGCCATTGGCCTCGCATACAGGAACTAGGATGCAGACAGCGCAGAAGCCTCGAATCCGTGTCCGCACGGACGGGACCATTGTGCCTACCGCAGCCGCGCTTGCGCTGGCTGGGGCGAACACGACGCGCGATGCCGCGCGCCACGACCTGAGCGAAACTTCCGGCTGGCGGCCCAACATCCGCTTTGCCGGAACGAGCAACTATGGCGAGCGCGAAACCATCCTGGGCCGCGCTCGCGACCTCGACGAGAACAACGGCTGGATCAATGGTGGCCTAGATCGCCGCGTTGAATCGGTCATCGGCGTCAACATCCGCCTCTCGGCTCAGCCGCGCCATACCCTGCTCAACCGCGACTACGACTGGCGGATGAAGTGGACGGCGGATGTCCAGGACCGTTTCACGGTCTGGGCCAACGACATCAACCGGCGCTGCGATGCCCGGATGAAGCTCAGTTTTGGCGCTCTCGCGAAACTCGCCTACCTCACCTATGCCCGCGACGGCGAGGTGGCGGCAGAGATCCGCGACAACAAGCGTGGCCTGAGCAACACGACGAACGTGATGCTGGTCGAGGCTGAGCGCATTTCGACCCCGCAGGATCGTGGGGTGATCGAGAACCAGTTCCTTCGCAACGGCATCGCCTTCGACGTGAACGGCGCCGCAATCGGCTATTGGGTGCGCTCCGGGCATCCGAATGACCCAACGCCGGATATGCGCAATCTGCGCTGGGACTATATCCCGGCCTACGGGAAGACGGGCCGCGCCAAGTTCCTCCACGTCTTCTCACCACGCCGCACGGAGCAGAACCGGGGAATCTCGCGTTTGGCCGAGGTGATGATCCCGGCGAAGATGCTTGATCGCGTGGACCGGGCCGAAGTCCAGGCGGCGCTCAAGTCAGCGATCTTCTCGTTCTTCATCAAGTCGCCAGGCACGACCGACGACCTTGAAGCGGCGCTGGCACCGAGCGGCGAAACCGGCGGCGTTGACCCGTGGGTGGAATCGTACCTCAATATGCGGGAGAAGAGCCCGGTCGTGGTGGACGGAGCGTCTGTGACGCACCTACTGCCAGACGAAGACGTGGTCGTTCCAAATGCCCAGCACCCGAACGGCAACTACCCCGAGTTCGCCAAGTTTGTGCTCCAGAAGATCGCAAGCTCTCTCGGCATTTCGTACCCGCAACTCGCGCAGGATTACGCTGGGATCAACTACTCGTCGGCCCGCGCACTACTGAACGAGGTGTGGCGCTCATTTCTGGAGGACCGGCGCTTCTTCTGTGACCACTTCCTGACGCCGATCTATGCGGCCTGGCTGGAAGTCGAAGTCGCGAATGGCGATGTGAAAGTGCCCGGCGGCCCGCTTGGCTTCTATCGTAACAAGACTGCGATAACGATGGCTGAGTGGATTGGCCCCGGACGTGGTTCGGTTGATCCGAAGAAAGAAAGCGACGCGAACAACGCTGATGCGGCCGCCGGTCGGGCGTCAACTGTCGAGCATATTCTGGAACGAGGTCGCGACCCCATCGACGTGATGATGGAAGAGAAGTGGTGGATGGAAGAGCGACAGAAGCGTGGGCTCCCCACCCCAAACTACAACGTGAAAGCTGATGCCGGATCTGCGGAAGATGGCAGCGGCGAAGGCGGCTCTGAGCAAGACCGGGATGGAGATGGAATCCCGATGGAAGACAAGAAGAAGAAGCCCACCAAGGGAGGCGACCAATGAGCAAGTTCGCGCGCGTCGCCGGGCGCCTCTTCAACTCCCCTCTGATGCTCCGGCCCGAGAAGGCCGAGATGCTATGCGCAGCCCTGTTCGACCGGCTGGGCATCCAGAAGTTAGACACGATTGACGGCGCCACCCTCGCTGCTGCGCAGCTCCGCCAGAAAGCAAGCGACTGGATCGACGAAGAGCCCGCCAGCCCGGCCCGCCGCCAGTATGTGATCGAACAGCGCGTCGCGCGCATCTCGATCGACGGTACGCTGGTTCACAAGCTCGGCGGTGTTTCGCCGTGGTCGGGCATGGTGGGATACGATTGTCTCGACAAGGTGATTGCGGACGCGCAGTCCAACAAGGAAGTTGGCGCCATCCTACTCGACATCGACAGCCCCGGCGGCGAGGTCGCGGGATGCTTCGACTTCGCGCGCAAGCTGCGCAAGATGGGTGCGTCGAACGGCGGCAAGCCGATTGTCGCCTTCGCGAACGAAATGGCCTGCTCCGCCGCCTATGCCATCGCAAGCTCCTGCGACGCGGTGATGACCACCCAGACCGGGCAGGTGGGCTCTATCGGCGTGTGGACGATGCTGGTCGACATGACCAAGGGGCGCACCAAGAACGGCATCTCCGCCACCATGATCCGCGCTGGCGAACGCAAGGCGCGCGGCGGCCCCTACGAAGAGGCTGACGAAGCGACGTTCACCAAGCTCCAGGGCTTGGTTGACGAAACATGGGACATTTTCTGCGGCCATGTGGCCGATACGCGACCGATCTCCGCTGCCGCCGTTAAGGCGCTGGAGGGAGACTGGTTCACCGGAAACGACGCACTCGGCCTTGGCCTCGTCGATGCTGTCGATACCCCCGAGGCCATTTTCGATGCGGTCGCGCAGCGCGCCCGCTGAATACTCCGAAAGGACTGAATCCATGACGACTGCCTCCAAGGGGCTGGCGGCTGCACTCGCTCGCACCTCGTCGGGCGCCGTGCTGGCGCTCGCTGAACTCTCCGCCGACGAACTGATGGCCCAGCTCAGCGACGAGCAGAAGGCAGGCCTGAGCGCTGCCTTGCCCGCTCCCGCTCCTGCGGTTGCCGAAGACATGCCTTCGAAGAAGGAAGGTTGCTCGGAAGACGGCGACGAAGATGACATCGGCGAGGACTCGGATCCGGCCATGAAGCCGAAGTCCGAAGCCTCCGCCGATCGCGTGAAGGCGGTTGTTTCCGCCGTCGAGAACGACCCTGCCTGCAAGGGTAAGGCCGAACTCGCACTCTCCATGCTCGCCGACGACGATTACGCCGGCCTCTCTGCTTCCGGGCTGGTCAAGCTGCTCGGCAAGACCCCGGTTCCGGCTGGCAGTAATGCCTCGGACGCCGACACCGAAGCCGCCGCACGCGCCGCGATGCAGGAAGCCATCGCGGAAACCGGCAACTCCAAGATCGACGCCAGCAATGGCGGCGCCTCGCCTACCCAGGCCAGCAATGCGTCTGCGCTCTGGGACCGCGCTATCGCGCTCAACAATCCGCAGCACGTTCGCTGAACGGCTGACTCGAAGAAAGGATAAGGGAAATGGCTACCCTCACCGAAGGAATGCACGAAGGCGAGTTCATCGGCGAACTCGCGATGGGCATCGGCTATCACGTCGACGCCGTCACCCTCGATACCGGGAACCTCGCGGCGGGCACCGTGCTCGGCACGATCGAAACCGGCACCCCCACCGCCACCGCCGGAACCCCGGTCAGCGGCACGGGCGGCACTGTCGGCAACGGCACTGTCGGAAGCTGGACTGCCGATGCCGGCGCTATGGCCGGCACCTGGTATCTGGAAGTGACTGTCACGGGCGCGACTGGCAAGTTCAAGGTCATCAAGCCGGACGGCACCCTTGACGGCGTCGGCACGATCGGCACCGCCTACAATGGCGGCATCAACGGCACTCTGGCTGACGGCTCGAACGACTGGCTCGTTGGCGACCTGATCCCGGTAGTTGTGGCCTACTCGGGTACCGAAACCGCCAAGAAGGTGGTCGAATGGGATCCGGCGGCGACCGATGGTTCGCAGAACGCCTCGGCGATCCTGATGAAGAACACCAATGTGAGTGGTGGTTTTGAAGATGTCGTCACCACCGCCCTCGTCCGCGGCCCTGCGGTCGTGAACCTCAACGACCTGACCTGGAAGACCGGAGCCACTGCCGCGCAGAAGGCGAAGGCCAAGGCTCAGCTTCTCGCCCTCGGCATCAAGGCCGTCTGAAACCGGCCCTAGAACAAGGAAACACACCCCATGCACATGGACATTTTCAACGACGACGCCTTTTCGCTGTCGTCGATGACCGCGGCCGTCGAGAAGATGCCGTCGATCCCGAGCTTTCTGGGTTCGCTGAACCTCTTCGGCCCGGGCGAAGGCGTCACTACCGACACGGTGACGATCGAGCGCAAGGACATGGTCCTGACCCCGATCACCACCTCGCAGCGCGGCACCGAACCGTCGATGGGAACCACCGAGAAGGCGAAGCTGCGCAGCTTCGCCATCCCGCGGGTTGCCAAGGGCGATCAGGTCTATGCCCGCGAGATCGCCAACGTCCGCGCATTCGGGACCGAGGGCGACCTCGTCACCGCCATGCAGATCATCAACCAGAAGCAGCAGAAGTTGCTGATGGAATATGAACTGACCATGGAACTGCATCGCCTTGGCGCCGTGCAGGGCATCCTGCTCGATGCGGACGGCTCGACGCTGTACGACTACTTCAGCGAGTTTGGCATCTCGCAGCCGGCCGAGATCGACTTCGACCTCGACAACGCCGCCCCGGTGAGCGGAGCCCTGCGCAGCCTGATTTCCAACAGCGTCACCCGCCCCATCGCCCGCGCGCTGGGTGGTGCCTGGACCCCCGGCGTTCGCATCCTCGCGCTGTGCGGCGACACGTTCTACGACCAGTTCGTGAACCACGCCGATGTCGTGCGGACCTACGAAAGCTGGCAGGCGGCCGAAGCGCTGCGCACCAACCAGGCGTTCGCCACCTTCCGCTTCGCCGAAGTTGACTGGATCAACTACAAGGGCACCGACGACAACAGCACCATCGCGATTGGCGCGACCAAGGTGAAGTTCATCGTCCAGGGCGTTCCGGGCCTCTATCGCCGGATCAACGGTCCTGGTGAGGACTTCGCGACGGTCAACACGATCGGCCGCCCGATCTATTCAAACCTCGTGCGGGACACCAAGCGCGACCAGTGGGTGCAGCCGGAGATCTACTCCTACCCGCTCCACATGGTCACTCGCCCGGAAGTCCTGCTCCGCGGCAAGAACACCTGATCGTCACGCGCGCCGGGCGGGCTCTAGCAGTTCGCCCGGCGTTGCCCTGCAAGGGAAACCCACACCATGAAGATCGAGGCTCTGTCTCCCTTCACCGCCTTCGATGGCAGCATGATCGTGTTCAACAAGGGCGACGTGCGCGACATCTCCGAGAAGCTGGCCGCCTACTACATCGAGCACGGCATCGCGAAGAAGGTCCGCGCCAACGCAAAGGAAACTGATGTTGCGCCTCCGGTTGACGACCGCAACCCGGCTTTCGATCCGGCCGCTGCGGCTGATGCCGAAGATGAGGCCCCGACAGCGTGAGCGTTCTGGAAGACATGGAGGGGGCGTTCATGGACGGCCCCTGCATGGAATATCTGGGCGACAGCATCGCCTACAAGACGGCCGCGGCGTCGTCCTTCACGGCGATGCACGCCTATGTAGACTACCGGGACATGGCGCGCAGTTTCGATGGCGCCCAGGCCATCGAACAGGACATCGGTGTGCAATTGCTCAAGTCCGATGTCCCGCAGAAGCCGAGCGGCGCTTGCCGTATTACGCTCGGGAAACTGGCTGGACTGACCTTTAAGCCGGTCAACGTCCGCAGCGACACGTCCGGCAACTATTGGGAGTTTGAAGTGGTCAAGGTCAATGCCTAGCAGCCACTCGCTCAGCCAGGTCGAGGATGCTCTCGCCGATATTCTCGCCGCCTACGCGCCGCTCTCAGCGCAGACCGTCATCACCTCCGATACACTGGAGGTCGCGGTCGAGGACGATCAGTTCCCCGCACTGGTGATTTTCACCTCGGCCTATGGGTTCGACATCGCCGACGAGAACGGACAGGCGATCCACACCGCCGAGATTCATGTGGAAGCGGTGAACAACCTTCCGGCGACGGGCAGCATCTCCCGCGCCAATCGTGACGCGCTCGGCCATGTGGTCGCGGCGGTCGCCGCCGACCGGACTCTCGGCATCGGCCTGCAAGACATTCAGGAGCAGGACATCGCTCCGGTGGAGCCGCGCGGCAAGGATGTGGATTCCGCCTCGCTCCGTTTCCAGGCGCAGTGGTTCACCCCTCTGGGCGACCACTTCACCATCGCTACCCCGCACAACTGACCACTCGAAAGGACCAATTGAATGGCCGAACTGACCTGCCCCCCGCTGGGGACGGGCAGCGTGGATATGTCCGCGCTGTCCAAGGCCGCCGCCAAGGCGAAGACCCCGGAAGAACTTTCCGCCGCGATCGACGCGGCAACCTCGCGCGCTGAAACGCCCGCTTCCGCCCCGCAGGACGCCCCGGCCGACGCCGGCAGCGACGCCTGAGCGCGGCCTAGAGAAAGGACGCCACAATGGCCCTCAAGTCGAACAACACCTGCATCGCGGTCGCGATCCAGTCGGTCGTGGACACCTTCACGACGCCGACCCAGCCTGCCGACATCATGCCGATCTCGCAGTTCCGCTGGAACATCCAGGGCGTGACCATCGCCAACGACGAATACACCGGCTCGCCGTTCAAGAACGCGGACCAGATTTCCGGTAAGCGCGTCGGCTTCTCGTACAACATCAAGCTCCGCCCTCCGGGCTCGGGCCTGCCCGCCGCGAATGCCTTCCTGATCGGCCGCATTCTCCAGTGCGCCAAGATGACCGAACTGCGCACGACCAGCGCCATTCCGGCCTCGCCGGAAGCAGGGTCGTCCGGGTCGACGAACGGCCTTACCCTCGGCGCTGGCGCGACCGGCACGGCTGACCTCTATGTCGGCATGGCGATCCAGCTCAAGGCGCTCGGCACAACTCTGAAGGACCAGCTCACCGCTATCCGCGATTACACGTCCGGCAAGGCGGCGACCTTCATGGAAACCTTCGGATCGACGATCAGCGGCAACTACCAGATCCCGCCGCAGCTCGGCTACATGCGCGACATCTCGTCGACTGACCCGATCATCCTCTCGCAGCAGATCTGGACGGACGGCATCCGCTACGACATGAAGGACGTGCGCCTCTCCGGCCTGACCATCGCAATCCCGGTCAGCACCAAGGATCAGGCGCAGTACCCCGAACTGCAATGCACGTTCGAAGGGACGATCGACGCCTATGCGGACGAAGCTACTCCGAGCGTTCCGGCGCTTGGCGCGGTTCCGTTCTTCAAGAACGGCGATCTCAGCGTTGCCAACGTCGCGGTTGGCGCGTCGAGCCTGACCCTCAACATGGGTCTGACGACCGAGTTCCCGCCCAACCCGAACAAGGTGGACGGCGTGGACCTCCCCGAGCTTTCGGGCGGCACCGCCTCGGTCAATGCGATGCTCCAGAAGTACCGCAAGGCGACGCTCGATACGCTCGCTCTGGCCGACAACCAGGCATATCACCCCGTCTTTGCGCAGTGGGGTTCAACCGCCTGGAACATCGTCCAGATCGTGATCCCCGACGCCCGGTTTGACTACGGCAACCCGGACCTCGGCGGCGGCATCATCATGGAAGGAACCAACCTGCTGGTCGACGCCCTGTCGCGCAGCGTGTGCATCAACTTCCCGGGTGGGACCGCCATCCCCTGATCTCACCATCCCTGACAACTGAAAGGATCCTGTCGTGCCCCAGGACATTCCGGTGGAGGCGAGCGAAACGCTCGCCTTCACGCCCCCCTCGCTTGAGGATCACGATCCCA